AAGTACCTAAGCCAGTACTGATAAACTAAAACAAGGAAAAGTTATGTCATGGAATTCAAAATCTAAAGCTCGTAGAGTGGCGTTGAAATATGGATATCGTTCTGGTTTTGAACATAAAGTATCTGATCAATTAAAGGAACAAAAAATTGAATTTGGTTATGAAGATACTACGATAGAATATATTATACCTGAAAGAAAAAGTAAATATACGGTTGACTTTACATTGCCTAATGGTATATTAGTAGAAACAAAAGGCCGGCTTACATTACAAGACCGTCAGAAGATGATATTTGTTAAAAAGCAACATCCCGTATTAGATATTAGATTGGTATTCCAGTCGGCAAACGCCAAGCTTAGTAAAGGTAGTAAAACTACATACGCCCAATGGGCAGAGAAAAATGGATTTAAGTGGGCTGAAAAATTTATTCCGGAATCATGGTTAGCTGAAAAAAAAGTTTAGGAAAGTTTCGGCTAGCTCTTGATTTTCTGAAAAATTTTTTATAAATTCTAAAGAAAATAATTTTTATGAAGTAATTATTAGTTATTGTTTTCAGAATGTAATGATGAAAATGATAACTCATTATTGTTTTAACGATAATGTTAACTAATTAATTATTAATATAATAGTATTAATTATAAAATGAGATTACAACTGACAACAGTACTCGAGACTGTACTAGGTAAAGGTAAAACGACGTCAGGCGATAATGTATCATATTTTTGTCCATTTTGTCATCACCATAAACGTAAATTAGAGATAAATCATAGTACACAATCATACAATTGTTGGACATGTAATATTTCAGGACGTAAGTTAATAACGTTATTTCGTAAGCTTAATGTTAATCGTGAATTAATATCACAGCTATTCACAGTACTTAATGAAACGGAATTCCGCCCTAAAAAAACTACTACTAATACTCCAGTTGTAGAATTACCAAAAGAATTTAAGCCATTATGGATACTAGATGCTAATAATCCAGAATACCGTAATGCTGTCGCATATCTTAAACGACGTAATGTTACAATTGCTGATATATTGAAATATAGGATTGGGTATTGTGATACTGGAAAATATAGTAACAAAATAATTATACCAAGTTATGATGCAAATGGCTCGTTGAACTATTTTGTAGCTAGGGCATATTATGAATCAGATACCCGTAGATACCAAAATCCGAACGTCTCCAAGGATATAATTGGTTTCGAATTACTTGTTAATTGGTCACTGCCGATAGTGTTGGTAGAGGGCGTATTTGATGCCATAGCGGTAAAACGAAACGCTATACCATTATTCGGTAAGACCATTAGTAATACACTTAAAAAACGTGTTATTGAAAAACGTGTTACAGAAATTTACATCTGCCTTGATCAAGATGCGCGTAAACAAGCGTTAGATACGGCAAATTATTTTATGGCTCATGGTATTGATGTATATTTTGTTGATTTAGATGAAAAAGATCCATCACAAATTGGTTTTGAAATGATTATTTCTTATATTAATAAAACTTCTAGGTTATCTGCAGAGCGATTGATGGAGGAAAACATTTTATGCCTACTATGAAAAAATTTGATATCAATATCGATCGAATTGATCGTATATACCACATTGCTGATGTACATATACGTAATGTTAAACGACATAATGAGTATAGAACTGTATTCGATCGTTTATATAAGTATATCGATACTACTAAAACAAAAAATAGTATTATTTATATAGCCGGTGATGTTGTACATTCTAAAACAGATTTATCGCCGGAATCTGTCGATCTAGTAAGTGATTTTTTTACACGATGTGCAAATTTATTACCAACAATAATTATCGCTGGTAATCATGACTGTAATCTTAATAACAGTAGCCGGTTAGATGCAATATCGCCCATAGTAAACGCTATTAAGCATCCTAATATTTTTTATCTTAAAGATACCGGTGTATATGAAATAGCAGATTGCCATTTCAATGTGATGTCTGTTTTTGACAAACCAGCTGACTATATTAAAGGATCATCGTTTCAAGGTAAAAATAAGATTGCATTACATCATGGGGCTGTTAATAGTGCAACTACTGACCATGGTATTATGTTATCTAATAGTCATGTAACTAATGATTTGTTCGTAGATCATGACATGGCATTATTAGGTGATATACATAAAATGCAATTTTTCGATGATAATAAAACAATTGCTTATTGTGGCAGTCTAGTGCAACAGAGCCATGGTGAAATGTTGCATCATGGTATACTAGTATGGGATGTCCCATCACGTACGGCCGAATTCGTTGAAATACAAAACGATTATGGATATTATACATTTGAAATTGTTAAAGGTATAATAACTAATGATAATGATTCTGTACCAGCTAAACCACGTCTAAGGTTAAAGGTAACGGATACGGATGCATCCGATTTAAGAACATTAGTATCTGACATAAAACAACGATATGATGTTAAAGAATTAAGTATACAACGCATTAACACTGTTAATCAATCATCACCCGCATCAAAAATACAATTCACTGATTATCGCGAAGTTGAATCACAGAATAAAATTATTTCAGACTATCTAACCAATAATTTCGGCGTATCTGATACTATAACGGATGCTGTTCGTCATATTAATCGTAAAATACATAGTAAGTTACCAGAATCAGAAGTTAGCCGTAATATCACATGGGTTCCGAAAAGCTTCGAATTTTCTAATATGTTTAGTTATGGTCCGGATAATTTAATCGATTTTTCTGATATGCATGGGACATATGGTCTTTTTGCTCCTAATGCATCCGGTAAATCAACATTATTAGATGCTCTATCATTTTGCTGTTTTGATAAATGTTCACGTACGTCTAAAGCAATACATGTATTAAATAATAAAAAATCTAGCTTTCAATCAAAATTTTGTTTTGAATTAGATGGTATTACATATTTTATAAAACGTGATGGTATCAGGAACAATATAGGACATGTTAAAGTCACCGTTGATTTCTGGTATGTTGATTTAGACGGCAATACAGTATCACTTAACGGCGACCAACGTGATTCGACTAATAAAATTATACGTAAGTATCTTGGGTCGTATGAAGATTTTGTATTAACGGCATTGTCATTACAAAATAACAATACAGGATTTATTGATAAAGCACAGCGCGAACGTAAAGACCTATTATCACAATTTCTAGATATTGATATATTTGAACAACAATATCAAATAGCTAATGAAGATATTAAGGATACGGCTGCAGCTATACGTGAACATAAAAGAATCGACCATGCTACATTATTAACCGAGGCTACTGCTAATATTACTACAATTAACGAAGTATTGCAGCAGTTGAATAATGATAAACAAAAATTATCAATTGAATTATCGGAAATAAATACAGAATTATTAACATTAACGCGACAATTGGTACCTGTTGATAATTCATTATTAGATGCCGATATTATTAAAATACAACTCAAAGAGATTGAGGAAGAGCAGCAGTATTATACAGAACAATTAGCAGGTATTGATATACAGATTGAACGCTTAGTCGCTGACGCAGAACTGAAAAAGGATACATATGATATATTAAAAGCTAATGGTACTGAACAGCGTATTATTATGATACAAAATGGTATCAATCGATTACAAGATATCAAATCAAAAATTGTAATTAATGAGAATACGTTACAGCATAAACGCCATATAGCAGATCAATTATCTACTCATGAGTATGACCCAAATTGCCAGTACTGTATCTCCAATCCAATAGTTAAAAATGCTAAACTTGAATCTGATCAGATACCGGTACTTGAGCAAGACCTATTAACTTTACAGTTAGATTATAATAGTTCCGGTAGTTTATATAATATGGAAACATTAAATGAGCTACGTACTTCATATGAATCAGCCCGTGAGCAATTGCGATTGGCCATGCAATCGATTGATAAATTACGTATGAATAAAACTAATTTAGAATCTACTATACAAACCAATATATTAAAATACCGGCATGCTAATGATCAATATGAAAAATCTCTGCAACAAATACATAATGTCAAATTCAATCAAGTAATTGAAAGTAAAATTTCAGGTATTGAACTTCAGCAACATATACTCACAAGTAAAATAAATAAAATTGATGATGTAATCAATCAATATCAGCCAAAATTATATATTGCAACTAAAACTAAAGAAGATGCTGAGAAATCTATAACGCGGTTGGTAGAATTAGAGCAAGAATATATCGGATACGAATTTTATCTCAAAGCCATTAAACGTGATGGTGTTCCATATGAATTAATTGAAAAGGCTTTACCGCAACTTGAAGCCGAAATCAATAATATACTCAGCCAGATAGTTGAATTTACGGTACTGTTAAATACGGACGGTAAAAATATCAATGCTTATATAGTATATGATTCTGATAATTTTTGGCCATTAGAATTAACATC